ATAATATGTTTGTTGGTAAAGTATATTTACACGCATTGTCAATGGAGAATCAGAAGATATATTTAATGTTATCTTCTTATCTAATCCCGGCTCATTGTCATAATCTAAAACTAAATTTGTGCTTAATCCAGATGCCGTAATTGTAGTTTGATAAACTCCATTTTCGTATACGTCAATATAATAAGTTATCGCACTTGACGAAACATAAGGAACTGAAATACTTATTTGATTAGAAGAAGTGTCATTGTCTACTAATGCAGTTGATGGGTCTATATATTGAATGTGTAAATAGTCTTCTGTTAAATTAAAATAGTCATTTGGAACTGGCGAAGTACTTGTTAAATCTACTTTTTGAAATGCAGTTCTAAATTTAAAAACATCTTTATTTTTCAAGTGCATAAAACACTCGGTAAATCTTTTATCAGCTAAAAATAAACCTTGAAAATCAATATCATATTTTGATTCAATAGCTTCAAATAATCTACTTATTTTTATTGCAGGAAATAACTCATCGTATTGTATTGCGTGTGCAGTTTGTGTAATGTCATTAACACCTGCTCCACCATATTGCCACAAACGCAAAGATGAAACCAAAGGATAACGAACATCTAAATCACCTAAGCCAGTAGTCCTATCTTGTACTTCGCTACCAGTATATAAATGTGAATAGGCAGATAAATCTAACGTGTTCATTTTTTCATCTCCAAGCAAATCTGAAAGCGTTACAATGTCTCCGTAGAATGTCAACGTATAACTTTCAACGCTACCATTTTTTAAGTTAGACTTTTCTATTTGAATCTTACCCGTTCTAAATGGTGTTAAATCAATTTCAATTTTTGCTTCTCTACGGATTTGGTGGTCAATAGTTGCGTTAACATCTGACTGATAAAAGTGTTGAAATATTTGGTTGTTAATTATCGATGCTGGAACTGTAAACGATTGGCTAAAATCTGTAAATACCTTTGCGATATCCTGAATGTTTTGAACCGAAGAATTTATTTCAATTTTCTCATCGTTAAACAACTCTAATCGTTTACCTTCAATATATATTTGAACTGTTCTCATTAAACTACAGAATTAATTATATCGTTTGCAATATCAAATGTCATTTCGTAGTTAATCATTTTGGTATTTATAGACTTGAATAACTCGGTACTTTTTGTATTCATTTTAGCAGGTCTGTCGTTAACCAATATCCTATCCGAAAGCATCAATTGCTTAATCGTTTCTGCATAGTCCTCCGTTACCCAATCTGTATTACATTTAATAGACTCTTTTCCGTTAGTATTGAACGTTTTTCTTTGCCCTTCAAATTTAGAATAGCTAACTAAATTCTTTTGAAGCAAATTATACTCCGAAGTTTCTACGTTAATTGTCGTATTTGATGCCTTAAAGAAAAACTCACGTTGCCATCCTCCAAATTTATTAATGAAATCAACTACAACTGGCTCGTATTTACACGATGTAATAGGCTTAAATGTTCCAGTCCATTGCACAACGTCAGATGCGTTTAATATTTCCACCTTATTACCAACTGCAAGCCACGCAGCATTTACTCTAAAAGTGTCTATTACTAAATTAGTAATGATTGAATAGGTAACAGTCGCAAGTGTTTCTAAATTTGTACGCTTAATTTTATATCCAGTTATTGCGTTTAATGTAATACTACCTGCACGCTTTAAAAAGTCAGTAACTAAATTAGCATTTGCATCGTAATTGTAGTAAAATGTTCGGTTATTATCCAATAAATAATTACCTAAATCTGGATTGTATAAATCTTCATAATATCCATATCCATCAAATGCTTTATACGTGATTGTGTCGAGTAAAGTTTTTGTACTTGAAACTAATTTATAACGCTTTACAACTACATTGCAATATTCTGTATACGGTGTTGTTGCATTATTTTGATTGTATGTATTGTTAAATGAATAATGCGTAATAAATTCACGAACATATTCCGATATGTCATAGGTAGTTTGTGTGTTCGTACTTGAAGGAATCAATTTAGACAATTGATAAGTTGGCGTACTTGGTTGCGTACTATTTGCGTTCCAAATAAATAACTGAACAAGACTTCCCGTTTGTCCTATTTCGTTAACCTCAACTATGTAAGGCGATTTTACAAATATATTACTCATTTCTTAGTTAGTGTTTCTTTCATAATACTATCAAATAATTCTTGCGCATCTAATCCGTATTTATTTACTAATACATCAGGTAATTTCTTAAATGCTTTTTCAAATGGTTTTGTGAAAAATAAACTTGGTTTAATTCCGTTTATAAATATGCCACGAGCAATAGCAAACTGCAATCCTTTACGGCTCATTAATTTCCCTTGCTTATCTCTTGGTGCAATTCCTTTCCTTACAATCCATTTATCCAATTTGCTTGGTGGTGGCATTTTAGTTGTGTAACTAAATTCAGTATTGTATTTTTTCTTAATACCTGAAACTCCTTTATCCTGAAAGAATCCGTATTCTTCCATTTGAAAGTACATACTAATTGAGTTGGGCATTTCCTTAACTTCGCCTTTAATAGAACGAGACAAATTGCCAGTGCTATCTTTACCCATTGATTTTAGGTTGGCTTTTGCTTCGTTAATTATAGTATCACGAAACTTAATTAAGGCTTTCTGCGTCTCAGTCATTTTAACAGATTGTCATTTCGTTAGGAACTAAAACATCGAATGTCATTGTCCATCCCGCAAGTAGATTCTCGAATCTTTCGGTAAATGGTTCGCAGCTTGGATTCCCGTCTACAACAAAATTATCGCTATACATATCACCACGTCTCAGCATTTCATACGCACGATTTAACACCGCTAATTGTGTATGTAAAACATCTTGCTCATTATCGTTTCCAATAAATATATCAGTCGCTTCTGTTTTAGAAATATCCACTATATCCATTGCAATAATCGACACATTGAAACGTACAATGTTAGATTCAAAGTTTGCAGAATTAACCATAATATGAATCAATGGAAATATAGTCTGCTTACCTAAATCTACTTTAAAAATGTCTCCCTCAGTTATGGTATTAACAATTACATCCGCATCAAAGTGCGCTTTTAAATCATTCAGTACCTTATAGTAATTTGTCATCTATTTTTATTTAAATGCTTGTTAATTTGCCTTTGTTCAATTTCGGTTTTTTGCTTTTCAAAGGTGAGATAGGTGAGACATTGAGTAAGTCGGTAGCCGGTGACAATGTCAAACTTTGTAATGTCTCCTTTAGCGAGTCCATATATTGACTGATACCATCCCCATTGCTTTCCAAATTGAGTTTGTTCTGAAAAGTCGCTTTGAAGTCCGGATTCATCTGTATTTGCATTGTTAAATAATGAATCGTAGCCTGTAATAATTCTTTTCCTAAAGTCCAAAAAAAAACTGAGGAAGATAGTACCACATCTAATGGTGCAAATTTCATTAGTTCCTGCATTTCAGGCATAGGATTGTAGTCTATTATTTCGTATTTACCCTTGAAATTCTTTGTAATTGGACGATACATAACTGCCATTGCTTTATGGTAAGTTTCCCAATCATTCAAATGGCTTTCTAAATCCACATATTCGCCCAATGTTATATCTTCTAAGTTCGTAATAAAACCAAACTCCTGATTTCCTATTTTAAAAGTAGGCTGAAATTTACTTTTAGTATCGAATAGTTCTGCAAAATGTACTATTAAATCGTTTAATGTAGTTAGTTTCATCTTAACAACATCCTTAAGTTCTACACCGCAGAAGATTTCAATCATTTTCTGCGCTATAAATTCCTCATCGTTGGACGCTTTTTGCATCTTCAAGAAATCCTGATAGTGCTTTAATGGAATCTCACTTAAGGATGTCGGAATAATTAATTCTACCTTCATATATATGTAATTAAAGTTTTGATTTATTGTTGTACGCAAATGCGATGTCGTATGCAGCAGCTAACATCTTAAAATGTAAATGCATTCTCATTGGGTCATCGAATACTATCATTATTCGCACTCCTTTTCTATCGAATATGTATTGTTCAACTACTCGCTTCATATGTGGTAAATCGTCTGTCATCGTATGTGGTATTGTTTATGGAATGGATTATCAAGTTGGTAACCTACTGCGTAACGGATGGCATCTAATGCGTGATTATATTTGTCTATTGGTGTTTTGGATTTACGTTCAAGCCAAGAATAGTTATTCAATTCCTTAACTAAATCAACTGAATCCTCATCCACTACAAGGTCATAATCTTGCAGTAAAGTGATTCCGTGTGTAACACTACCTTGACCTTTTACGGCTTCAAGAATGTTTAATCCTTTATCTCGCAATTCGTTTATTAATCTTGGTTCTGCTGAATCTGCCACGATTAAACTATCTCCCGCAATTGATTTGTTAAGTCTATAAATATCGGATGTTGTTAAGCCGGTTTGGTATAAGTGTAATTTTAGGTAGATAATTTTGTTCTGTGCATCTATTGAAGTTGCAACAAGTGTAGTCGGGTCGTTCGAAAAACCAAAATCCTGACCAAAAACTACACTACCTAAATCTTGGAACTTACCTACACTCCAATTTGTAAATATAACTCCTTCTGCTTTATCCAACCAACCACCGAGAATTTGGTGTTTATATTTATCCGGTCTTCTTTCCTTGATAGTTTTAATTTGCGTAAGGAATGATTCGGATAGGTTTGCAAGGTTGTCTAAATAGGTTGTGTGTATGTACGTTGTATCTCCTTTAATCACATTTGTACCCGCTTCAATTCCTTTAGACTCAAAGAATCGTTGGTAAATAAAATGCTCTTTGGTAGCCGGATTTAATATAAGAATTACCCTATTCTGTTTTGTCTTATGTCGAATGGATAAATCTATTTTGTCGAATGTGTCCTCATCCGTTAATTCTTCCGCCTCATCCAATACCCAAGTAGTGACACCTTGCAACGATTTTAGGTTTGCAGTTTGTGTTCCGCTACTTGTTTTAATTCCTTTAAAGATTATCTTGCTGCCAGTCTTAACGTTTATAATCTCATCCTTTGTAACTGCAAAATCGTTAGCCATTCCGAGTAGTTCAATCTTCTCTATAAACTCAGGAATAATACTAATGGCTGCCGATACTAACGTGTAACGTGTAAACAATATAATATGCCCCGATTCCCTTGTAAGCAGACTGAGGAATGTAGTTATGCTAAAAGACTTTGAACTACCTCTACCGCCCGTAATTATAAAGTACCTTGAATCCGAACCTAAATTGAAATATTTATCGTTAATCGTTACCAATTTTGAAGTAGTCCTTTATATTAAAATCGTTAACATTCAATGTAGTTTCAACTGTCTCTTTAGGCTTACCAAATATATGCTCTGCCACAAAGATTTGCCCTCGTTGTGAATCCAATAAATCTACTATAAAGTTTACTTTATTAGCATCGTCAGTATCTTGCTTGTAAAGGACTTTTAATGCTTGTACGAACAATGTACTCACTTTAGCCTCTTCTGCTACTGACTTCCTTCCTGAGCCACTCCTTGCTCCTCCTCGTTGTTTCTTCTCTTCCATATTTGAAAAAAGTATGACTAATCAATTCTCACTATAAACCATTTCGTAAAATATCCTACTATTAACCTGATTCAATTCTATTTGTTTTACATCGCTATAATAAACCATATATGCAACTTCAGCAGTTTTTAAAGTTGCCTTTAATTTCGCCCATTCTTGT